TTATTAATCTCTCTTGCTTTTGCAATCATATTAACAACAGGATGTTTATGTTCTTGTAAAAAGTTTTTTGTAAAAGATGGTGCTTGTGTTTTTTCAGTTCGTTCAAACTCTATCTTTAAATTTTCAAATACTTCTGCTATACTGCTTGCTGCCCAAATTTGTGGACGAACATTTGTTTCCTTTTCAATTGCATTCAACAGCGAATTTTCCTCATTTATCAACGTTTTTTTAAGGTTGTGTGCTTTTTCTACGTCAACTCTTACACCTTTAAATCTCATATCAACTAGACATGGAAATAAATCTGTCTCAAGTTCCATAATAGATTGTAAGTCTTGTGCAATAATTTCTTTTTTCATCTCTTGCCATAAACCAAACGTTGCTTCTGCATCTCTCTCTGCATATGTTCCAACATTTAGTGATGGTAATTTATACATTTCTGATTTAGGATCGATACCCCATTCAGCTGCTGCTTCTGCAAGAGCTGCTTCGTTTTTACCAAAACCTAAATACTTCCAAGACAAACTATTAAGATCATATCTAAATCTATTTTCATCAGTCACGGCTGCTGCAATCATTGTATCAACAATCATACCATTAATGGTTAGACCCATAGCTCTAATCCAACAAACATCATACATTGCATTGTGAAATATTTTTGTAGAATCTGTTTTAAGAATATCTTTAAACCACTCTAAAACTTTTTTACGATCCATGTTACCACCACCTTCATGTGCTATTGGAAAGTAACCTTTGTAATGTGCAGTCGCTACAGCAATTCCTATAACTTCTCCATTACCTATAATAGAACCAGATCCTTTTTTAATTAAGTCAGGATCTTTTGTCTCTAAGTCAATTGCAATCTCATCAACCTGTCTAAGATCTGGAAATTCTGTAGGTATAACCCATTCTGTTTGTGCGCTAAAGGTAGGTATCTTCATATTGTTTCCTTTTGATATACGTAGTTAGCTTCTATTTTTTTATTTAATTTTTCTTTATTACTAAACGCATACAGCGCAGCATTGTGGTCAGCTGGAAATATTTCCCAAGAAACTATCCTTGGATAAATCTCTAAATAAAATTTATTTTTATTAATCTTAATTGTTTTTTTAATTATATCTTTTTTCATAATGCTAAATAACAAAAAATTAATAGACATGTGAATAGTCCCATGTAAAAAGGTATATGATTATTCGGCTCCATAGTCCCTTTCTTTAATCATTTCTAAATAATGTATTGCTTTATCGATGTCTTCTATTCCCCCTTTCCGAGAATGTCTGCATATATACTTTATAGCATTGCCCTCTGCAAAAAGCAATTTGTTCTTGTTTATAAATTCTGCGGGTTGAATTTTCATGTACATGTAGTGTGTCCCCGAAACTTGTTTATGTAATGCTTTCGATGTCATAACCTCTGTCCTCCTGTTTAGCTGTCATTATAAATAAATTTTGTTTTGTACGTGTAACACCTACATACCAAACCCTGTTTTCTTCATCACGTTTGTCTTCACTTCTGTCCATAGCTTCTCTTATTTTTTTTGTGTTGTCTAAAATAATTAAAACATTTGTAGCTTCACCACCTTTAGCCGCGTGTATAGTAGAAAGTTTTACTTTAGCCGGTTCACTTAATTTCTGTTCGTTACGTAACATTTCTCTTATGTATAAATTTTCTTCTGGATCAGATTTAAAAACTTCATACCACTGATCAGTAATGCTGTAACCAAACTCTTCAAGGTCATACATTCTTTCTTCTTTTAATTCTTTATCTAGTTCTAAGAACTCAAACAGATCTTTACATTCTGACATAGAGAGCTTGTCTCCATTAGTCCATCTCGTATAATTTTTTACTGCTGTATACAATCTTGTTTTATAACTCTTTCTACCTTTTATTTCAAAGTAAATGGCCATATCTTTTAGTATGGGTTTTAATTTAATTAATACGTTGTTAGTTCTACCCAATATCAACCAGTCATCATTATGTAGTGGTGCATCTTCTATAGATGTTATATGGTTTATGGTCCCTGTTTCCGGACGCGGTGCCCATATTTTTTTAATTCTTCTGTCATCGGGTATTAGACTCAATATCTTATCAGCAATTTTTTGTACTTCTTGTGGCACTCTGTAAGATTGTGGCAAAATAATGTTTTTTGCAGTTTCGTCCTGGAACCTTTGCACATCTGCACCAGCCCAACCATAAATAGCTTGATCATCATCACCGGCTAAGATAACATGTTTAGAGTTTTTCTTAAGTATATCGTACATTTTCCACTGTATTGGCGATAAATCCTGTGCTTCATCTACAAATATTACATCATATTTCGGACACAATTCTGCCACATTAAATTTTTCGATCATGTCAGTGAAGTCTACCAGCTTATAGGCTTCTTTATAATTGTCTACTTCGTCTTTTAATATCTGCAACATGTGTTTATCTATATCTTCTGAATACATGTCTGTATTATATTCGTCTTCGATAGTTATATTTTTAATTCTTGCTGCATTTATTATGTTAAAATATTCACTATCAGAATCTACAAACCCAGTTTTTTCTTGACCGTTAGAGTACACTGTAACTTCTATTCCAAGCTGTCTACCAATATCTTCGTAGTGTTCGTCTTGCATAACTTCTGATTTTTTTAACCCAAGTCTTGTAAATGCTAGTGAGTGTAATGTTCTAAAATGTTTTAAATTTTTCTTTTGTAGATTTGGATATGCATCTAACATTCTATCCACTGCTTCATCAGCAGCTTTCTTTGTAAATGCAAAGTAACCAATCTTATCAATAGGTGTACCAAGTTTAACAAATGTTTTTACATACTTAATAAGCCTAGTTGTTTTACCTGTACCCGGAGGACCCAATATTTTTCTAACAGCCATTACATTATCTCCGTGTTGTGCAATAATTTATTATGATTAATTTTAATATCTTCAAATTGTTCTATGCTTATACAAACCACATTCTTTGTGGGTGTATTGTACTTACCTTTAATATTACTGGGATATCTTTTTTGTTCTAAAAATTGTATGTCACAATGTTTGTAATTAGTTTTCATCATTACACCTGTTTTGTCTTCACCATGTTTCCAGTTTTTAGATTTTAACTTGTCATAAAATTTATCAAACTTAAAGTATGCATAACCATCTTCTATCAACACTGTGCCAGATTTAAATGATGCATCGTTCATAGCTTTAGGTCCATTTATTTTTGCGTGTAATACGTCATGTAGTTTTTCTTTTGGTGATGTACCAACTGGTGGATTAATTATTTTTTGTGTTTGAAACAATGCTTCTAATACTGTTTGATCTTCTGGTGCTTTTATAATCGGTGGTGGGAATCCTGCAGCTTTTGCTATTGAGTTTCTACGTTTACGTTGATCCGTTACATGTTCAATGGTTCTGCAGTGTACAGTTGCTTTACCAATACCGTCTGGTTTAGTTACATCAAATTCATATTCTGGATCTGGTTCTATATCTATCTTTCTTAAGTTTGTTAATACAGGATACTGTCCTTTTG